TCCGTCTTGGCGGTGGCTGCTTCCTTCTCTACCAGCGCGCGCACGTCCGGGTCGGCGTCCTTGGCCAGGGCCTTGACCTCGGTGTCGGCGTGCTCGGCGGCCCGGGTCGCGGCCACGTAGCGGTCGCGGATCTCCGGGTCGTCACACAGGCGCAGCGTGCTGACGGGCTTCTTGACGTTGTTCAGACGCTGCTCGAGAGCGTCCCAACCAGTGGCGGCGGTCATGGATGGTGTCCTTGGTCAGGGGGGCGAACCTGGCCGGGCGGACGAGCGCCCTTCCCGGAGCGTGTGAGCGCCCGGCCAGGAGCTGAGAGGGGCTGATGCCGGGCGGGCGTCAGCTGGTCGGGACGGTCTGGTTCAGCGCCGGACGGTCCGTGATCACGAACTGCACGTTGATGGGCGCTGCCTCGCTGTCCGTCGAGTAGCCCTTGCTGTTGGAGGCGACCCGGACCGGGAAGACGTCCATGCCCTTCGCGGCGGGCGTCTTGCCCTTGGAGAAGATGACGATGAAGCCGGTCGTGCCCTTGGCCAGGTCGGTCTCGATGTCGTCGAGGGTGCTGTCCTCGTAGAAGCCGAGGGAGCTGTCGGCGGCCTGGTCGTCGCCCTCGATCTTCGAGACGAACGTGGACGCCATGTCCGGCGTTTCGATGGGCTGGTTCTCGATGTTCCAGCCTTCGATGGTGCGGACCTGCTTGGTGTAGTCCGTGCCGGCGGTGATCTCCGCGGCGGTCGGCGCGTACGCGGTCGATGCGATCGTCGGCAGGAAGTAGATCTTGGTGGTGCCCTTGCGGTTGAACCTCATGGATGGCCCCTCGCGGATAGGGGCCAAAAGGTTGGGGCCCCTGCTACACGTCGTGTCGGTGTGGCGGCCACCTGTGGTGGTGGCGTCCGCGTAGGGGTCCCGCCGCGGTGCGGATCCTGCCCTGCGAGAGGGTCAGGCGGTCTTCTGCAGGTACAGCCGGTACCTGATCACACTGGTCATGATTGCATCGTTTGCGTCCTGTGTTCCCCCCGCCTCGGTGGCCTCCCGCCCCCAGCAGTCCACGCCGGTACCGACGTTGAGGGGGTGGGCGTAGCCGCTGCTGCCGTCGGTGGGGCGTTCGACGACTTTCCAGCCGCGGTCGGCCATCCACTGCGCCTGCTCATCCCCGCCGCGGCTGTCGGGCTGGCCGGGGATGGGGCCGGAGACGAAGGTGGCCTGGTAGTCGAGGACGATGCAGTCTCCGTTGTCGGCGAGGGTGCCTGTGTCGTCGTTGCGGTCCAGCGGATACAGCAGCGTGTAGGGCGGGGGCACGGGCCGGCCGGTGTCGTCCAGGGGGACGGTGCGCCGTCCGACCGGGCGCCCGGTGAGCGTGGCCAGCAGCGCGGCGAGGCCGTCGGTGACGGGCAGCCGGTCGATCATCACGCCTCCCCGAAGATCCGGTCACACGCCGCCCGGAACGGGTCCGGCCAGTCGGACGAGAGTTCGTTCACCGACGGGCCCACGTGCGGGAACGGCGGCTGGAAGAAGTGCCGTCCGATGCTGTCGGTCATGTCCCAGAAGCCGTACTCCAGGCGGCGGCCCTGCGGCTGGCGGGTGCCGACCTCCACTCCCCCGCCATCGGCGACGCCGAACGGCTCCGGCGTCCACGATGCGCGGTAGGCGCCGGTGATGACGTTCGGGCCGGGCCGGCCGGAGGCGCGCTCCATGATGAGGGCCTTCAACAGGCGGCCCTGCTGCTGCACGGTCCGGTTCACCTCCGGGCCCACACGGTCGGCGGCCTGCTCCAGGCGTCCGGCGAGCTCATCGAGATCCACGGCTCACCCCGCCTGCCTGGTCTGCTGCACCTGGTCCACGGCGGTGATCCGGACGACGCCGAGCGTGCCGACGCCGGCCGGGTCCTGCACCCTCCACTGCCGGCCCAGCAGCGCGAGATCGCCGCCGGGCTGGTGGACCTGGACGACGGTGACGAGCATGTCCCGCTCCGCGACCGGCGCCGACAACGGGGTGAGGACCTGGTACTTGGAGTTGGTCTCGTCCACCCAGGACTGGTTCGCGGCCG